TGATGATTTCTCCCGTGCCGTTCCTCGGTATGGAAGGCGCAGTTCAGCAAGATGCCGCTATTATTCCGTTGATTGAAGCTCGTATGAACGATGCAACCAACGTGATGATGGATGCAATGGCTACAGCCTTGTACAACAACACCACGAATACACAACAGTTTATCGGTTTACCCGCTGCTGTTGCTAACTCTGGTACTTACGGAAACATTGACCGTAGTGCATATACATGGTGGAAATCATCACAGTATGCCGCTGGCTCTGTAAACCCAACTCGTCAAAACATCCTGCAATACATTTCTGGTACTGTTAAAAACGGTGCTGAAATGCCTTCATTTGGTGTTTGCGGATTTGGTACTTGGACACTGTTGGCTCAAGACTTTGTTGGTCAAGAGCAATACGTTATCACCCCAGGTGCAGGTTTTGACGGTGAAACCAATGGCCCTCAAGCAGCTTTCCGTGCTTTGATGGTTGCTGGCGTACCTATTTATCCAGACCCCTACTGTCCTGAAGGTATTGTGTACTTCCTGAACACTAACTACTTGTCTCTGTACATCCATGAGCAAGGTTCGTTTGTGTTTACAGGCTTTGAGTCCACTCTTCCTAACTGGCAAATTGGTTATGTTGGCGCAGTTTTGATGATTGCCGAATTGGTGAACGTCAAGCCTAAGTCAATGACCAAGGTGACGGGTTACAACTACCTTTCACTGTAAGGAGAAAAAGACATGGCTTTAGCACTAAACAAAATCATTCTTGCGAATGCAACCACCAACACCGCTGGTGCTTACTTCTCCAACGTATCACTGACTGCTGCTAACGCTGGCACAGTGATTCCTGCTGGTACTTATATGTTGTTTCCCGCAGCCAATGTAATTGTTACTGCAAACAACGGTTCTTCTATCGCAACTCTTCTTGCCAATAACACTGGCGGTATGATTTTGTCTGATGGTGTGAACATATTTGCACAGTCAATTATTTCTGGCGCAGGTGCAATTACTGCATTGACCATCAATGGTGGTGTGAATGCAAATAGCTCCTACACAACCTAAGGAAACAGTATGAATGCGAATCATGTAGGGTCACTGTATCCCGATAGTTTTGGTAATGTTTTGATTGGGCACACTTCTACCCCCATAGGTTTGGGAACCACAGGTAATGCACGAGCAACTATTCCAACAATCGGTACAAACTACATTGTTCGCCGTATTACTGTTGCAAATGCCAACGGAAGTGTTGCGCTTGCCAACGTCACTATCATTAATAGCAGTGATGGTGTTTTGGCAAACGCAGTTTCTAATGCAGTTGTATTGGGAAATATCACAGCAACAACAAAGTATCAAGATTTGAACCTGACAGCAAACACTGCCACAACAATCTATTCTGGTTCTTTGTTTGTGTGTGTCAATACAGCCGCTGCCGCAAACAACACAGTTGACATCGCAGTGTACGGTGACGTTGTATCACTATGACAGAACTCGTTTATGTAACCAATAATACCGATAAAGACCTGTACGCTGAGTACAACTATGTTGGTTATGATTTTCCTGTTGGCAAGACAGTAGAACTTACTGTACCTGCGGCTAGACACATGGTTGGTTACGGAGATGAGGACAAGGAGAAGTATCTAGTACAGTTGGGCATGATACGTCTTCATAGCGAACTTGAAGAAGCAATGGAAACTTTGAAGAAAGTAGATATTTCTTCAGAGCCTCCTGTAAAGAACCGCTCGTTACCCTCGGCGGTTGGCGTAGTACCCTTACGGATTGAGAAATCCGTTGGGGGAAAAGTCAATCAGAGGGTTGCTTAACATGAAGGTAACATGGCAACTCTCTCTTCCTACATTACGGAAGTACAGCGGTTATTGCATGACGCAAACGCTGTCTTCTGGTCTACCTCGGAGCTAACGGACTACATCAACGATGCCCGTGAGCGAGTAGCGAGAGATACGGGGTGTTTACGCACCCTGCAAATAACTGCCACCCCAATTTCTATTACAGGCGTAGCCGCAACCCTATGGACTGCGGGTGCTACTGTTACTGCTGGTGAATTTGTATTTAGCAGCATTTTTATTTATGAGGTAACTGTAAGTGGTGTGCTTGGTGCTACTGCGCCAGCTTATCCCGCTTCTGGATACACTTTCCCTCCTTCTGCTCCATTCGCAGATGGCACTGCTACCTTGCAATATTCTGGCCCTGCGGAAGTTATTCCCTATGCCACTATTTCTACTGGTACAACTTTAGACATTCTTAACGTCAATATCTATTGGGGTAACAGCCGTATTCCTTTGCGGTATTTGCCTTGGTCAAACTTCAATGCCCAGTTGCGTTACTATCAGAACTATGTAGGAAGACCTGTGTGCTTCTCTGTCTACGGACAAAACACTATCTATGTCGGCCCTGTTCCTGACCAAGCCTATGTGATAGAGATAGATAGCACTATCCTACCTACTGCGCTAAGTTTGAACACGCCTAATACTAACGACCAAATACAAGACCCCTACACTACGCCTGTAGCTTTTTATGCGGCTTATAAAGCCAAGTACAAAGAACAGAGTTATGGAGAAGCTGAAATATACAAGCAAGAGTATGCAAAGCAAATCCAAGCAGTGTTGAACTCTGTGTATACACGCAGAATCCCTGACCCTTACTCTACGTTCTAATCATGGCCGCAGCAGAGCAAAAGAAATCTTATGCAGTTTATAAGAACTTCAAGGGCTTAAATACCAAGTCCAACAGGACAGCCATTGATGAAGAGGAATTTTCGTGGATAGAAAACGCCATGCCTATCGGCTTTGGCAACATCAAGATTGTTCCCGCTCAAGTCACAGTTAAGGATGGCGGTAATAACGCTATTTCTTTTAGTAACACAGTCTCTACTCTTACAAATACCAATCTTGGATTATTAGACTACTTGTTAGCTTTCCAAGAAGACGGTAGAGCGCAATACGTAGTCATAGATACAGGCACTGTAGGCAATGTAGGTGTGACAGGCACTTTCTCTTCTGCCAATGTGTCTACAGCCCAGTGGAAAAACGAAGAAGTATATATAGGTGACCCAAATAAGGGACTCTTTTCTTGGAATAGCACTGACTTACTCAAAGTTGGTGGTGTAGGTAGGATAGGTTTGACTGCTAGAGGTAGTGGTTACGTATCTGCGCCAGCAGTTACTATCTCTGCGCCCAACCAAACAAACGGTACACAGGCTACAGCAGAAACAACAATCACAGCGAATGCGGTTACTTCTATAGCTGTTACAGAAGGTGGTAGCGGATATACCTCTGCACCATCAGTAACTATTACAGGTGGAGGTGGTAGTGGTGCTAATGCGATTGCTCAACTGTTGACTTTTACCAAAGGTGCGCTGTATTTACAAGTTACCAATAGTGGTTCTGGTTATGACCCTGGCTCTCCTCCTGCTGTCACCATTACTGGTGGCGGTGGAGCAAATGCTGCTGCTACTGCTATTGTGTTTGGCAACTCTGTTACAGAAGTCATCATGACGAATGTGGGGAATAACTTCACAAGTGTTCCTACTGTCACCATAGCTGCACCACCTACGCCTACAGGTAACGCTAATGCGACTGTAATAGGTGTTCCTAACCTAGATGAAATATCTAGTGTTGCTACTTTTTCTGGTCGTGTATGGGTGTCTACAGGTCGTACAGTAACTTTTTCTTCTGCTACTAGTCCTACTGACTTCACCTCTGTTTCTGCGGGTGCTGAGACTATCACTGACTCTACCTTGCGTGGCAATATCCAGCACATGGTGTCTGCCAACAACTTTCTCTACATCTACGGAGAGGACAGCATTAACGTCTTTTCAGATGTAAGGATTACAAATACAGGTGAAACGCTTTTCACAAACACAAATGTGTCTGCTTCTGTTGGTAGCAAGCTCAAATATGCAGTTTTTCCATATTTCCGTTCTGTGTTGTTTATGAATAACTACGGGGTGTATGCCCTAGTTGGTTCTACAACGAGCAAGATTTCTGACCAACTGGATGGCATTTTCCCGTTTATAGACTTCACCAAGCCTGTAACTGCTGGTCAAGTCTTGCTTAATAACATTTTGTGTGCGGCTTTTAACTTCTATTTGTTGCCTACTTTCCAAACAACCACGGGAGATAGGTTTGTACAGTGCGTGTTTTTTGAGAAGAAGTGGTTTATCACTAGTCAAGGTGCATTACGTTATTTGTCATCTGCTCCTGTTGCTGGTTTAATAAACTTGTATGGAGTGACAAATACGCAACTTTTCCGCTTGTACGGAGATGCAACAGCTAACATTTCTAGTGAGATACAGACTTCTTTGTCTCCTATGAAAGACCCTATCCGTACCAAACAGGCATTAAAGTTTGGTATTGAGGCTACTCTTACTACAGGTGGTACGTTTAATGTGACTGTGGATAGCGAGAGTGGTTCTAGCCCTGTGTATATTTTGAATAATAGTGTTACTTGGTATAACAATCAGAATGTTACTCTCACATGGGTAAACAATTCTTCTAGTATTATAGGGTGGTTGACAAGTGCGGGGTATGCCCTGTACAAGTCAGATGCACAACAGTATGGTAAGTATTTGGGGTTGACAATGACTAGCACAGACCCTGCGCTAACTGTCAATACGATTGAGTTTGAACACGAATTAAGAGTGAGGTTCTAAAATGGCTGTTCCTAATATTTTTGCTTCTGCAACTTCAGCAATTCCGTTATCGCAACTAGACGATAATTTTGCTACTTCTATTACGCTTGGCAACACTGCTGTCTATCTTGGTAACACAACTACTAGTTTTGGTAATGTTACGCTCACAAACGTCACTATTAGCAGTGGTAACGTGACTGTAACTGGAGCTAATGTTAGTGGTACTGCAAATGTGTCTACCCTTGTTGTTACTGGTAATGCAGTAGTCAGCGTAACTGACAACACCAACGCTGCCCTGCGTATTACCCAAACTGGTACCGGTAATGCTCTGTTGGTTGAGGATTCGGCTAATCCTGATGCTACGCCGTTTGTGATTACTAATACTGGTGTAATAGTTGGTGGTAATACATCTGCATTAGACGGATATGCTGGGGTAGCAACTCGACAATCATCTACATTTAATGCAATAGGTGGAAATAGTGCGGGTACTGGACTTGCTATTTTTGGATTTGCTGCAGCAACAACCACACCAAGAGCAACTGTTAATTTTAATAAATCCCAATCAACAACGATTGGAACTCAAACAGTTGTTACAAGCGATGAAGTCCTTGGAGGAATTCATTTTAATGGTTCTGACGGAACAAATTACATACCTGCTGCTCAAATATATGGTGTGACAGACGGAACACCCGGCACAAGCGATATGCCCGGTCGTTTGGTGTTTAGTACAACTGCTGATGGCGCAAGTACACCTACAGAGCGTGTAAGGATTGATAGCGCAGGTCAAACCAAGTTTAGTTATAACGCAGTTGTTGAGGTTACAGACAACACAAATGCTGCTTTACGTATCACTCAGCTTGGTACCGGTAATGCTCTGTTGGTTGAGGATTCTGCCAATCCTGATGCAAGTCCGCTTGTTATTGACAACAACGGTAGATTAGTTGTAGGAGCTACGCAAGCATATAGTACAACCACTGGGGGTGTGCCTACTTTTACTCCAGTTGTTCAGCTTAACAACGCAAGTGCAAACACCCCTAGTGTTGGATATTTGGCAGCAAATTGGGCTACTGCTACTGGAGCCGGTTCATTAACTTTTGCAAAAAGTCGAGGCGGTGTAATTGGAAGCCATGGCAGAGCGTCATCAGGTGACGATTTAGGAGTTGTTTATTTTATGGGTTCTGACGGAGTTGCATTTATTCCGGCAGCATCAATTAGCTCAGCAGTAGATGGCGAAACCGGCACAAGCAATATGCCCGGACGCTTGGAATTTAGCACCACCGCTGACGGGGCAAGTACGGTCACTGAGCGTATGCGAATTACAAGTACTGGCAACATCGGTATTGGCACAACCTTACCTTTAGTTAAACTTGAAGTGGCTGGTAATAACAATACTCTTTGGCAAGTAACAGCATCTATTTCCGGTACAACAATGACTGTTACTGCGGTAACAAGTGGAACGATTGCTGTTGATGATTTAGTGTATGGCGGTGCTGTGCAAGCATATACAAGAGTAACCGCCCTTGGAACAGGAACAGGTGGCGTTGGTACATATACCGTCAGTGTTTCTCAAACATCTGCTTCAGGAACAGTCTTAGGAACTACGCTGTACGGCAGTACGCTTATTCGAATAACGGATGCAGACGGAAATCAACAAATTGGACAACCAACTGGTGGATTACAGTTCTTTACGTCTGATACGACTGCTCCTACCGCTGGCGTAGGCGCTTATGTTGCCGCACTTGCTGAAAGTCAAACACCAGACACAGCACTTGTTTTTGGCACAAGAGACAACGGCGGTGGAGGTGTAGATGCTAACGAGCGGATGCGTATCGACTCCAGCGGTAACGTACTTGTTACCAATGCCGCAGGTCTTGGCTACGGCACAGGTTCTGGCGGTGCTGTTAATCAGTTAATAAGCAGGACAACTGGCGTAACACTGAGCAAGCCAACTGGTGCAATCACCATGTTTTCGGCGGCAGGGTCAGCTACAGCGGCAACATTTACTGTGACAAATACATTGGTGGCGGCAACAGACACCATAATTTTGAACCAAAAGTCTGGAACAAATCTTTACGTTTTGTTGGTTACCGCAGTTGCTGCTGGTAGTTTTAATATTACGTTTTACACAACTGGCGGCACTGCAACTGATGCCCCTGTAATTAACTTCGCAATCATTAAAGGAGTAACAGCATGACAACCACTTGGAAAATTACACAAATTGACCGCCTGACATTGGACAGCTTTATCACCACATCACATTTGACTGCAACAGGGATGTTTTGGTAATGGGTACGCAAGCATTTACTAAGACAGGTAACACGGTAGTCTTTACTGCCGCTATATCTGCTCCTACGCCTGTACAAGCAGTCTCTACCACGCTTGGTGGTAATCAGTACCGCATCATCAATAGCGGTTCTGTAACCGTGTTTCTAGGCTATGGAGATACTTCTGCTGGTGCTACTGCTAACACGGCGGTAATTACTACTACGGGTAAATCTATACCTTTATTGCCAGGCACAGATGAGGTTCTCTCGTTTGTTCCTAACGCTTACTTTACTGGTATCACTGTCAGTGGTAATGCGGCTGTGTATGTGACTTGCGGCGATGGGATGTAATCATGTTAAAAACAGTCAGTTCAGGCATCAACACTGGTACTGGTGATTTCACAAATGTAACGACAGGAAACTTGACGGTAGAAAATTCTATGTCTTTAAATCTGACAACAAATGTGTCTGCCACGTTTGCCACTTCAAGTCTACCTCTTGTTCCAGAAGGTTATGTGACCATTGCGATAGGCGGTGTTGACAAAAAAATTCCTTACTATGGTGTCTAACATGGACAACCAACAAATCTTCAACATTGTAGTCAGCATAGCTGGCTTTCTTGCTGTGTACGTCTTTAACAGCACAACAAAACAGATTCAACGTCTAGAGAACAAGATAAATGAACTTCCTAAAGAGTATGTGGCAAAAGATGATTACCGTTCTGACATCACTGAAATCAAAAGTATCCTCAAACAAATCTTCGACAAGCTAGACAACAAGGCAGATAAATCTTGAACATGGAGGTGCTCTCATACGTAAAGTTCGGTGACAAAGACGGACTAGGAGAGTTTTTGTTTGAAAATGGTGTGCAGCACCAGTTGTTCTACGAAATATTGGGAGATAACGGTATTGCTGTGCAGAAGTATCCGTTAACAGATGCTGACTACGATAACTTGGATGACTGGTTGTTTGTGCATAACCAAGAGCATCAGCGGTTGGCAAGCGTATTAGGGTTAGACAATCCCTTTCAGTTGCTCGACAGTGACTGGAATGTGGAAGAAGATTTTTATGACTGGATTGGTGTTCACCAGACTATTCATCAACAGATAGCTGCGGCTTTAGGAGTCTGACATGTCAGTTTTGCAAGATAGTTTAGATTATGCAAAAGCAAATGGTCTTCCTGTTGCTTCTGCTTATGAAACTTTAAAGTCAATACCAGGTGGAACAACTCTTTTTGATTTTCAATACCACGCTAATAATTGGGAAGATGGTGACCCTCTTGCACAGCAACTTGTTTCTGAATTGCAGGGTAAAGGTCAAAAACAATTTCTTATAGACAATGCAAAAGAGATTGCATACTTTGGAGCTTCTGGGCCATATATACAAGACTTCAACAATTTTGTTCAATCCTTAAACACTATTGGTCTTACTCCAACAGAAGCACAACAAATCTCTACTAAGGTACAAAGTGGTGTTGCAGACAATGCAAATTCTCAGCAACGTATCGCCGCTTTTAATGCTAACTTTAACCCTGGCGGTGGATTTGGAAATTTGATTGGAGATGTTGCAGGAGCAGTTAATCAAGTAGCTGCTAATCCTGTTGTTCAAATAGGTATAGCGTATTACATGCCAGGTCTTGTCCAGTCATTTGCTCCTTCTTTGGGTGCTTTTGGAATTACTAGTGCAGCGGCTCAAACGGCAGTAGCAAACGCTATTGCTTCTACTGCTGTGCAAGTTGCCCAAGGTGTTCCTTTTGACCAAGCATTTCAAAATGCAGTAACAAATGCGGTTGTTTCGTCAGGTTCTCCTGCGATTGCAAAAGATATTAACAAGGTTATTGAAAATCCTGCTGTTACAGACGCTATTGTTTCTGCTGGTTCATCTGCGGCTAAGACTGCATTAAACGGCGGCAGTCAATCTGATATTGAAAGAAACCTTGTAGGCGGTTTGTTAGGTTCAGCTACTGCGTCTTCAACAGGTAGCACGGTTGCTGGCTCTGCTGTTGGCGGTGGTGTTACTGGTGGTGTTTTGGGTGCGTTGTCAGGCGCTGCTAGTGCATATGCTGCTGAAGAACTGGCAAAAGAAAAGGCCGAAACCATAAGAAAATCAACAGAAGAACTCAACAATAAAGTAACTACCATTATTGGTGATAATTTAAAAAATGTTGGAATTGCTGGCGCTTTACCCGCAGGAGAAACTGGGGCGTATGCACGGGCATTAGAACTCTCAAATCAAACACTTATTCGCCTTGTTAAAGAAGCGGCTAATGACCCTGCTTTTCTACAAAAGTTACCTTTATTAGAAGATGCTCTTGTTAAAGCGGGTACATCCATAAGCAAAGTTTTGGGTACTGGTTTATCTTTAGGCACATATTCAACAGAATTAATGCCCAACGAACAAGACGAATTACAGAAACGTCTTAAAGATGCAAAGATAGAAATTACTTTTTCTCCGCTACCTCTTACAGATGTCAAGTCATTCCCGCCTGTTGTACATGTTGACCTAACCAAGCCTGAACCAACACCTGAACCAACACCTGAACCAACACCCGAACCAACACCCGAACCAACACCCGAACCTGTTTACGACCCAAGAATAGTTACACCTATATCACCTACACCTGTATCACCTGAACCCACGCCAGTTCAACCAGTTATTCTTGAGCCAACTCCAGTATCTCCTGACCAACCTATTTTAGATTTAATAGCACCTACATTACCAATAACACCTATTGCGCCAGTTCCCGTCACGCCAACACCAATAACAATTCCTGAGGCTGAGCCTGTCACACCTACACCAGTTACCCCAACTCCAGTATCTCCCGACCAGCCTATTTTAGATTTAATAAATCCACCTGTTACACCTTTACCAGTTCTTCCTTCTCCAATTACACCTGTTAAACCCAAACCTGTTAAACCCAAACCTGTTAAGCCTATACCGCCTGTAACTACGCCTGTCACCCCTACACCTGTAATACCTACACCTGTAGCACCTATTACACCAGTACCCCAACACCCGCAATACCTGAACCCACGCCAGTTCAACCAGTTATTCCTACACCTGTTGAGCCTGTTCCAGTTACGCCTGTTGAGCCTATCACGCCTACACCTGTAACCCCTGCTCCTGTTGCTCCTACACCTATCACGCCTACGCCTATTGAGCCGATATTACCTGCACCTACAACACCTGTTGTTACTCCTACAGGCCCTGTTACTGATAAAGAAGTTATAGATGTAATGCAGCCTCCTGCACCTATTGTTGAACCTTCTTTACCAACACCAACTGGTACTGGTACTGGTACTGTAGGAGAGGTAGATGAAACCTTGCCAGAAGTAACAGTTATAGGGGAAAAAGAAGAAGAACCTATTGCAGAAGCTCCTGTTGAAGAGAAGCCTCTTGTAGACGACAAAGGTAAACCCTACAGACCTAATTTGTTTATTTATGGTGGTACAAAACCATCTACTTTGTCACAGACATTAGGAACAAATCTACCCTTTGCTAAAACAACTACAGGAACTTCTGTAGGATTAGGGACTAGGGGTGAGATAGAAAGTAAAGAATCTGGTAAAAAGCGTCAGACTGTGTGGAACGAAGAATCTTTGCGTCTTAAAGATGCGTTAGGACTATAAATGGCAACATTAAAAAACATGACCCGTGTTGGTGCAGATGTGCGCCAGATTGCTCGTTTGCTACAAGCAAAAGCACCTGATAACCACATGCTTGCCTATATCACTCCTGAAGAAGCACAACTGTTAAGAGACAGGGGTGGTAGCGGTATGCCTGACCCAGAGACAGGTGTACCTACTTTTGCTCCTGCTTTTGACTATGGTGCTACAGAAAATACTGTCTACGATTATGGAAATGAAGCCTACACTACGCCTGTACAACCACAAACACAGATTGAGTCTGTAGCTTTGCCTCCTGTGTCTTCTTATGAATCACAAGGTGTGTTTTCTCAACCAGACTATTCTTCTTTCATGCCTCCCCCTGTGGCTGCTCCACAAGTTGGGCCTGTGCCAGAAGTTTCTTTTACACCTACGGGCGTAACAACTTATGGCCCTGGTTATGGGAAACCTGAAACACCTGAACCTCCTGAAGCGACAAAAACTATTGGAGAAAGATATTCTGACTTGGCAAAGAGTTTGGGTATTGAAAAAAGTGACTTGTCACGTTTAGGAATAGCTGGTGTGTCAGCATTGATTGGCGAGAAAACCGCTAGAAAAGCAGCAGAGCAAGGTCAACGTGGCAAAGCTGAAATACAAGCTCTTGCACAGCCTTTCCAAGCGAGAGGGGCTGAACTACAGCGTCAAGCTCAAGCTGGTGAACTTACTCCTGTAGCTAGACAACAGTTACAAGCTGCACAAGCACAAGCTGCACAAGCTGCTTCTGCCCGTGGTGGTGTAGGCTCACAACAAACCGCCGCAAGAATTGCTGCTATACGTAATCAGTTACTGCAACAACAAAATGATTACGGTATGAAGTTGACTAGTATTGGTGACCAAATTGCTCTCGGTGCTATCAGAACAGGTTTGCAAGCTGACCAGTACGCAAATCAACTTACCTCCAGTTATTTCAATAACATCATGCGTACACTGGCAGGAACACCTACAGTTACCCAAACAACACAGACAACAACTACTGGAGGTTAATAATGGCTACTTCTGCACTTAGCGACCTTACAAAGATGCCAGTTATGCCAAAGTTGCCTAAAACGCAAGCTTTGACACAACCCGAACCCACACCAAAAGGCATGATTGGCGGTGCTGAATATGGCCCTGTGCTTAGTGAATTGGGAACTGCAAAAGCAGAAGCGGCTTTTAATGTTGGACAAGCAGATATTGCTGTAGAAAAAGCAAAGAGAGAAGAAAAAGCTACAGAAGCAAAGATGAGAGCAGAAGAGTTAGGTAGGTTTTCTGAAGAAGTACAGGCTATGCCAGAGAGAGCGACTCTACAGCAAGCCCGTGAAGAAATGTCTAACATGGCTTTTGTGCCTACGAAAGACAATGCTACAGATTTAGCGGCTATGTTTTCGCTTATCAACATTGTTGGAATGCTTGTTGGTAAAAGTGATGCACAGCGTTCTATGTACGCTATGAATGGCATGTTGGAAGGCTATCAAAAAGGTAGAGCAGACTTGTACAAGAAAGAGCAAATAGAGTTTGATAAGAACTTTAAAGCCATGCAAGCAAAGGTAGCCACGCTTGAAAAAGGTTTAGCAGAGGCTATGGAAGTCAAGAAGTACGACAAGGAAAAGGGTGACTTGATGGTCACTATGGCTTTGGCACAAGCTGATTCTCCAGTTTTAAAAGCTATGGCTTCTCGTCAGGGCGTTGTTAAAGTTCAAGAAGCTCTTCAGCAAGTTAGTTCCGACATCGACAAAGTTGTTGGACTTATTAATAAAAATGCACAAGAAGCAAATCGCATAGCAGAGGCCGCAGAACGTGAAAGACGAGCGGATGAAAGAGCAAGACTTACTAGAGAGCAAGCATTAGCACTAGCAAACCTAAAAACTGAAAAAGGTGGGAAAGCACCAGCAAAAGAAATTGTCGGTCAAAATCAACTTAGAAACAATTTAATACCAAAATTAGAAGAAGTTTTGCCTATTATGGAAAGGTTAGATAAAGAAGGTAAATGGAACACATTAACCTCACTTCTTGCGCTAGACCCAAGAGCAGCAGAACTTCAATTCAAAAATGACGAAGAGGCATTAAAAGCTATTCGTACATTTGCTTACTTTCGCTCAAAAGAATTTGAAACCGCTGGTAAGGCACTTACAAGAAAAGAAGATGCGATTCTTGCGCCTATCTATAGAAGTGATTTCAGAGTCTATGAAGGTGCACGTGGTGCAATACAAGATGGTTTAAAAACCATGAAACAAGAACAAGCTGGTTTAGAAGGTATGTATCCTTACATCAAAGAATACAACCAAATCTTACGTGGTGAGGTTTCAAAGGATATAGACGTAAATAAAGAACGTGAGCAAGCATATGAGGCCATACAACAAGGTGCAGATATAAATACCGTAAAAAAACTGTTTAAACAAGAAACAGGTGAAAGTCTTATTTACGGAGAGGACTAAGATATGGAAAACAAATATAAAACTGCAACTCCATCAACTAGTAGTACAGGTTCTTCTAATAAGTATCTTAGTGCGCCAATAGACGCATCAGTTCCACCTCCTGTTAATTTGGCAGAAAAACCTAAACAACCACCAAAAGAAGAAAAATCCTTTTTGGATGAGGCTTCTGATGTAGTTAAATCAGGAGGTATTGGAGCAACTGTTGGTGCTTTCAGTCCTGAAATCATGACTACATTAGGATTGCTACCAACACCTGCATCACCGTTTTTATTGGCTGGTGGACAAATACTACGTGGAGGCAGAGCGGCTGCTGCTTTGACTGGAGGTTTATCTGCTGCTGGTGGTAGTGTTGCAGGTAAAGTCGTTCCTGAACCAGAAAAAGTAGCAATCGATATTCCAGGAATACAAGTAACTAGAAAACAACTTGCAGAAGTTGGTGGAGAAATTCTTGGCCCAGGAGCATTAAAAGGTACAGAACTTGTGTTGCGTGGAACTCCACTTGTAGGTAGCTCTATACGAGCATTAGAAAGATATGCTGGTGCTGGTAAAGATGGATATGCTGATGCTGCTGCAAGAGAATTAGCATTAATCGCCAAGCCAGGTTTACGAGAAAGATTCTTTGGTTCTGAAGTACCTGTAACTGAAATACAACCTTATCGTCAAATCTACGATGCTTTGGCTGGGTTGGACAATGCAAAGCGTAGAGAAGGTGAAGCGTTGTTAGAAGGTGCAAAAGGAAGAGCGCAAAGAATCACTGCACACTACAACGAACAAGCACGTAGAGTGCAAAGATTCAATATCGAAGAAGCTCAAAGGCTCAAGCAAGAAGGTCAAAAGATGGCAGAAGGTGCTATCCAAGATGCTATAAATCAAGTAGAGAAGAAATTTGGCATAGTACGAAGAGCAGAAGCTGCGGGACAAAAAGCGGCAGTAGCATCTGAACAATCCGTTTCTGCCATAGGAAATACCAAGCGTTCACGTACAGATATAGGCTTGTCACTACAACAAAAAGTAAAAAATACAGATGACTTGCAAGTCAAGGCAATGCAAGATTCATTTACAAATGACAAATCAGCAAGAGATGCTTTAGTTGCAAAGCAAGAAGAAGCAGGTATTTTTCCAGAAAACACTGCCAAGTTTAAAGAAACTCTTGCATTCTTAAATGACAAACTTGTAAAGGGCAGACAACCTGCTGAAAGAGTAAAAGTAGATGTCACTGAGCAGGGTGTAAAAAATGCTTATGAACGTGTAAGAGAAGCAATGCTCAATAAGCGTGTAATGATGGAAGGTTCAGAAGCAGAGGTTGCACAACAAGTAGCAGACATACAGACAGCTGGTGGACAAGTACAAAAAGGAACGAATCCAGCAACTGGAGAGCCAGCGTTTTACCGTGTTTACAAAACATCTTTTGAGGCCTTAGACCCTGTTAGAAGAAAGCTAGGTGAAGCATTTAATGGCAAGCCTGTAGAGGGATTTGAAGGTCTGCTTACAGAACAGGCAAAAGATTTGTATGGGCGCATCCGTTCAATACAAGTTGAATACGCTGGTGGTGTAGATGGCCCACAAGACATGCTGCTTAGAAATTATTCTGAAGGCAAAGACCTTTTAAATGCTTTGCGTATTCCTGTGGGAAGAAAAATTATTGGCACAGACAGATTAAATCCAGAGTATTTGACGCAAGACCCAGTAGACATACCTTCAACATTTTTCAAAAGCAAGAAATCTGTACAGGATTTGTTGCAGATAACGAAAGACCCAGCATTGGTTGAAGGTGCTGCTTCAGATTATTTGGCCCGAACCTTGGTAGGAAAAGACAGCAAGGCCATAAACAACTATCTTAAAGACAACAAAGAATGGATAGACCTATTCCCTAACTTGTCCAATAGAGTAAACAGTGCCATGTCTGCAATTTCAAGAGCAGAAAGCGTAGTGCCAAAAACAACAAAACTTGCTACATCATTGAGAACAGAGATTAAGAATTTGCCTATACAAGCAAAAGAACAAGAAGTTAAGATAAAAGCTTCTGCGGCAGCAGAGTCAGAAAAGAGATTGAAGGCCAGCATTTCCAAGGGTGAAAAGCTACGTTCTCAAGGTCAAAAATTAGCTGAGACTACAACAGGCCAAGATAAGGTAAAAAGCATTCTTGGTTCTGGTGACCCAACTGTAGAGATTGAAAAGCTAATTACATCTGGAGAAACACAAAAGTTAAGAGAGGTCGCTCCTTTTATAAAATCTAATCCAGAACTTACCAAAAGTTTTAACAGGGCATTAGACATAAGTATTTCACGAATGAATCCTAAAAATATTGTTGATGATTTTGAGCGAATCCTTAAACCAGCTTTGCTAAATACTGGATTGATAACACCCAAAAAAGCAGCAGATTTAACTCAAAGAATCAGAACGGTACAAATGACGCTAGAGCCAACTGCTGCTGCCGAAACAATTCGTTACATCATCAGAACAGGAATTTCTGGTGAGGCTGGAACACAACTAACAGAATAGGGGTAATCATGCCACTCAAACAAGGTAGTAGTCAAAAAACCATTTCTGCCAACATTCGTAAAGAAATGAAGGCGGGTAAGCCGCAAAAGCAAGCGATTGCTATTGCACTCACGACAGCACGAAAAGTCAAAAGAAAGGCTAGAAAATGATGAATAACGAATATGCAAAGCAATCTATGGGTAAAGCCACTCAAGCTGATATTGACCGCATGGCTCGCCAAGGTGGTGAGAATGAGGCTCGTGCTTCTGAGGACTACAACCGTCAAATGATGAAGATGCAAGCCAAGCCCATGACTCGCTCCACTCCCCGCAAGATGAAGCGATGAGTAGGAAGAAACCTGAGAAGGGTATCAACCCTGCATTAGAGAAAGCAATCAACGAACTGCTTGCTCAAGTGATGATTGACCCTGAAGCAACCCTGACAGACAAAGCAAAAATCATTGACCGTGCCCTGAAGCTAGAAGCATTGAAGATGAAGGATGCAGACGAAGGGTATGGCGCAGGTTTATTTGGTGACG